GAAGTCGGTCGTGTTCGCAGTGACGAGCGCCGAGATTTTGCCGAGGTAGGCTTTTGCCATCGTGTCATCCCTGACGCGGTTGGTTCAACTTCATCAGCTCGCTGATAATCTGCGCCTGCGACTGCTCCGGCTTGACGGCCATCGGTATGAAGACCGCCTCGTCCGGTATGTCGTTCTTCTTGTAGTTCCCGCTGGCCGCCATGATGATCCGACAGATTCTCGCGGTCTGTGCCCAAGAGTCGGGGAGCGGGTGCCTCTGGTCGTAGGCGTACCACTCCGCGATCTCCTCCGAATCGACCTCCCGCAGCAACCGCTTGACCGACATTCCCAGCGAGAGTGCTAACTTGAGATAGAACTTCCGCTCGGGCCTGTCGGCTAGTCTTTTCCCAGCGCCTCCACGGCCTCGTTCGTGAAGGCGTTCACCTTCCAGGCCGCGTCGAAGACGCGATTGATCACGACGCTCGACTTCTTGCCGAGTTCCACCGAATCCTCATCCTTGAAAATCCGCTCGCCGGCCTCGTCGCACAGGGCGAGCAGGAGGAAGCGAACGCGAAACGCCTTCATCTTCTGCTCGGCGTAGGACTCCTCGAAGGAGTCGCGGTCGGTTCCGCTGATCACCTTGATGAAGTAGGTGCCGCCCCATTCGGGGATTTCGATCGGCTCCACCTTGATGTCGTTCGCCGCCAGAATCCGTTTGCGAAGATCAGTCGCCATGAAACACTAACTCCCTTGATAATCAGTCACTTGAAACCGCAGCGACCCACGGACAACCTCGCCGACGCGAGCCTCCGTGGTCGCCGAAAGAAGAATCGCTCGCCTGGACACCGAATACGTCGAGGACGAGAACGACAGCGTGCCGACGGTTCCCACCAGCGGCTGCGGGTCGAACGCGCCGTGGTGCAGGTAGTCCGCGTTGATCGTGCCTCCGGTCCAGTCGCCCGTCGGCACCATGACCACGAAGCCTTTCGCGACTGATGCGTCCGTCATGTTCGTGACCTCGGCCGTCGGCGTCTCCACCGAGATGCCGGTCAGGTAGCCGAGTGACGTTCCGTTGAACGAGAACGTCGCGCTCTGCGGGATGCCTGGCATGGCTACACCTGGACGCGGAACGATGCACTGCCGCGGACGATGTCACCGAAGCTGGCCGTGATCTGCGACGAGACGCAGGTCGCCGTGCCGCTGAAGCCCACAGTCCCAGACACCGCGATAGCACCGACGGCGTTGACCGCCGGGATCGACTGGCCGATGAACTCGATATCCACCGTCGGCAGCGAGTCAACGGACTTGTGCAGGTAGTAAAACGGCTCCGTGTCGTTGACACCGAGGCCCATGTGCGGAGCCGAGACACGCTGCCGCTCTGCGCCGCCACCAACGGTGACGCTGGTGACGGTGTAACTCGCGCCCGCGAAGGCGAAGTAGGTGCCTTGTGAACTGACCCCAGCCATGTCGCCTTACGCGACGCGGAAGGTCGCGCTCCCGCTGATGAGGGCGCCCACCGAGCCGCCGATCGAGGCCGAAGAAAGCGTTGCGTTGCCGCTGAACGACATCGGGCCGGAGATCGACAGGGCGCCGGACGAGCCGGCCGCCAGCACCGTGGTCGAGATGTAGTCGATCGTGACTTCCCGCTCGGTCGCGAAGCCGCCCACGAACTCCCGGCGCTGGTTCGGGCCGATGCCGAGGTGGCTGCCGTCGATGAGGTCTTGGCTATCACTGACCTGAACGCTCGTGACCGTGAGGTTGGAACCACCGAACGAGAAGGTGAGTCCCTGTGCTGAAACCCCTGCCATGTGGTTGCGCCTCCTTGCGCCGTAATCTTGCGGTGTAGGTTACGAGGTGGACTCGTTCCACCGAATCTGAAACAACTGCCGGACTTCGTAGGCCGGAGGCAGTTGCGCCCCAGCGACCGTCGGATCGAGGAAGTCGTCGGTTTCCGACATCAACCTCATATCCTGTATTGTAGCCCCGGCCAGCGTGCCGGTGTGTCCATCCAGAGCAAGGCGAACCTCATCGGCCAGCTCGCGGACGGCGTCGTAGGACAGCGCCCACGAGGCGAGCTGGAGGTTCACCATCGGAACATACAGCGGGCCGCCGAGGGCGACGTCCCGCATGATGTTCGACCGCTTGTAGACGATGAACGGCAGGCTCGCTCCCGTCTTCGGGACGGCGATGGGGTAGACCTGGAAGCCGACGATCCTCGCCACGCCGGGCGTGGAGACGAGCTTCTGGTAAACGTGCCTCTCGGGTGAGATGAGCATGGCTAGAACTTGTTGATTTCTGCTTGGATGAGTTGGGCGAGGACGGCCTGCACCTGAGACGCCGAGTTCACAATCGTTCGCTCCATCGGGTGGTAGGCGGGCATGGGGTCGATGCTCTCGCCGGGGCCGAGGGTGATCGGATGCGTGTCACCGTCTTGGCCGGGGGCGAAGTCGTGCGAATAGCCCTTGCCACGCTTGGCCTGCCGAGTCGGCTCATTGATGCTGCCCATGAGGAAGTAGTACCCTCGGCTGGGGG